CCGGCCTCGGTGATCGTGACATCGATGTCGCCGTCCGACTCGCTCACCAGATGCGCGGCCTTGCCGGTCACGACCGGGATAAGCAAGCCATCGGTACCGATCGCCCATCCGCCCGAGGGGGCTGTAGCGACAATCGCATCGCCGTTCGCGTCGTCCGACAGATATGCGAACACAGAGCGGCGAACCGAGTCGGCCTGGCTTTTGTCGTAGCGCAGTTGAATGACAACGTTGATAGTCGTACCGGCATCCGCGCCGATAGTGAAGCCAGCATCAAGATGCGCGTTTTGCAGCTCCTTGATCGCCTCGTACTTGTTTTCGGTCTGCTGGGTGATGAATTGAGACATGGGTGGTGTTCCTTTGTGCGATTACGGCCGAGGCCCCTCGTCACGTTTTTGGGAGCTGCTACCCAGTAGCAGCTCCCAAGCGTCCTACAGGTCGGTCGTCGAGACCACGACGCCGTGGTTGTCGCGCAGCTCCGACACGCCGTACAGCGTGTCGATCGTGACCTTGCAGCCCAAGTAGTCATGGCTGTAGGAGAGCGTCACGCGCAGGCCCATGCCGTCCTCGTCCATCACGCGCTGAATGACGCCCATGCCCTCGGGCGCGGTCGCGAGCGGGCGGGTGACCAGCGCAAACGCATTGCGGTGGATGAACAGGTTCTTCTGGCTGGTCGAGGTCTTGATGTTCTGGTCGAGCAACACATCAAAGCCCATGAAGCGCCCGGCCATCGCGGCGGCTGCGGCTTCGCCCAGGCTCTGCGCGTAGTCGCGGTTGACCGCCTTCTCAATGCCCAAGAACTCGTACTCCGCATCTTCGTGCAACACCGCGTAGCGCTGACCGAGCGGCGCCTTGGCCGTGTTGAGCAGCTTGCGGCCCTGCCGGAAATGGGCCTCCGACAAGCCGGCCGTCGCGTCGATCGTCTGAGAGAGCCCCGAATACAGCGCGGCGATATCGCCGTCAATCTGCTCGGCAACCTTGGCCATGCCGTCCGCGATGTACTGCGCCTGGTAGTCCGGCCGCGCGAGGAACCGCGCGATGTCCTCGATCAGGAAGCTGACTTCCTTGTGCTTGTTCAGCGTGACCGTCACGTTCGTGTCGGTCGGCGCGTTCAAGGTGATCACGGTATCGGCGGACTTGTCGTTGACTGTGAGTGAGCCGGTGAAGGGAATCTTGACCGCCTGGCCGTAGCTGGCCACGTTGTCATCCCAGTCGCGCGCGACCAGCCGGGCCAGCACAGTGTTGCTCTTGAGGTAGCCGAGCGCCTCGGCCGCGATGATGGTCGCTAGGCCGTCGTCAACGGCGGTGGTGGTAATGTTCGCCACAGGGGAACTCCTTGTGAGGACTGAGGACTGAGGACTGAGGGCAACAGGCCACCAGCGTGGTCAGCTCAGTAATGATGGTTGTGGCGCTCCAGGGGCGTCTTTTGACGCTGACGAGGCGGGATGGAGCGGGATGGTTAAATCTTGCCTTCGGCGCGCGCTTTGCGGATCTCCGCAGGCGTCTTGCCGGCCAGGTCAAAGGTGCGCGTCGGCTTCCCGCCGGCCAAAGGCGGCACGCCGGGGCCGTCTTTGGGCTTGAGGAAGGCCAGTAGCCGATCGGCGTCCGCCTCCAGCTCTTCAGCAGTCGCGCCCTGCAAGCGGCCTGCCAGATCGGCGGGGATGCCCTTTTTATTAGCAACCTCCAGCCGGGTCTTGGCAGTGCGTTCGCTCACCAGGTCGCCTTCGAGCGCGGCTAGGCGCTGTTCGAGCGTCTGCTGCGCGGCCGTCTGCTGCTCTTTTTCGCCCGTCAGCGTCGCGAGTTGCTGCTTCAGCGCGGTGTACTTGTCGTTCACTTCCTTGAAGCGCGGGTAGGGGACGGCCTGCTCAGCAGCCGGTGGGGTTGCGGGTGCTGGCGTGGGGGCCGGATCGGGTGCCGGGGGTGTTGCCGGCGGGACGACGGGATCGATGTCTGCCATTGGTCTTCCTTTACTCGGTTAACGTGTCGAGCCACTATTTGTCGAGGATGATGGCGCTAGGGCACGGTTGCTAAGGCCGCGATCTGTGCAGCAGAGAGCGGGGCTGACCACACGCTCGCATGCGCAAGAAGGCCGCTCATCGGACTGCCCGGCGTCACCGTCGCAGCCCCGATAAGACATGCAGTGCTACTCAACGCGCCCGCCCATGTGCCCAGGCCCGTTTGCGTCGCACCGGATTGCGCGCCGTTCACATACACAATCATTTGGTCGGCGCTTTTGCTCCACGTTATGGCGAAATGATTCCAGGCGACCGAGCCGCCCAACGACGTGATATTGACTGTTTTACTTGTTGCACCGGCGACATACTGCGCCTGAAGCTGGTTGTTCGTCGTGGTGCGCCGGACGGTGACAAGGTTGTTTGCGTCTGTACGCAGCTGTAAAAATTGTCGTGCCGCAGCGTCAGTCCAGATTCCGGCCGACTGAAACTGAAACCAGATCGCCAGGGTGCCTTCTGCATTATTGAACGCAGCATCAAGCGCCGCTGAGTAAATGTTGACATACGCCGTGCTGCCGTTAAAAAGCACTGATGGGCGTCCGTCGCCAATGCCCGCCTGCCCAAGCGATAGCGCAGTGTAGGTGCCATTACGGGCGTTGTCGCTCACGTCGTAGGCCACCGTGCCGCTCGTCTCGCTCAGCGGCCAGTAGGCAAGCGGAGAGAGCGCCCGTACCTTTCTCGTGTAGGCAAGAATGTCGCGTGGCGCCAGGATTGCACGTCCGGTAGCTATTTTTCGTGGTAGTGGCATAAAACCTTATGTCAGATTATTACTTGTGATTGTGCCAGTTCCCGCATTGTTGATACTAGCCGTTTTGTTAAACTGAAAATTGCTGTTCTGAATCGTGTTGGTGTTTGCCGCGCCGGTTGTCGGCCCGATATTGCAGCCGTAGCGCTGCGTTTTCGTGCCTTGCGTGTCATTTGAGATCACGCCGTCGATGGTATTGTTGTCGGCCGTGATGCTGTCCTGCGTGTTGATGCGAATGCCGTCGAATGTCGTCCCCGTTTGGCAATTGTTCTGGCATGTGGCGCCGCTGATCGTGTTGCTGTCACACGAGAGAATGCGGATGCCGTCGCGCGTATTTGTCGAGTAGTTGCCGCCTGTTACCACGTTGCCCGTGGATTTTTTATTTGGCTGGCCTGCACTGGAACTGGCCTTGCTGATCGATAGTCCAGCTCCGGATGCCGTCGCGCACCCGCTCACGGAACAATTGACAATCCGGTTATTGCTGGATGCCAGCAGTTCGATCCCGCTGCCTGGGCACCCCGATACAATGCAATCTTGGATCAGATTATTATCCGCTGCGGAGCCTACATCCTTGCCGTCGTACACAATGCCACGCCCGCGCGAGAGCGTTACTTTAACCCTGAGTGTAATGCCATTCGACGTGTGATCGTAGTCGAGCGCGTCGCTGGTCGTTCGCGCCGCGCCGCCCGCGCTGATGGTCAAATCCTGCACAATCGCATAGTTGCAATCGGTGAAACTCAGTGGTTCGGTATCGGCTGCTGCATCAGTGCTATTTTGGATGATCGTTACATCGATCCCGGCGCCCGAAATCGTCAGGTGGTCGAGCGCATTGAATGTTGCGTGGTCAGCGCCAAAATCGAACGTGCCAGCATTGAAATGGATATGCCGACCAGTCCCTTTTACCGCATCAATCACGGTCAACAGCGTTGCACTGCTTGATACAACCACGCCACTCGCATTGCGTGCCGTGTACACACCGCCACTCACCGAGATTGTATAGTCGTACAACGCTGCACTTCCGCTCAACAACGCACGCGCACTCCCTATTTTGCGGGGCAACGGCATCAGCTAGTCTCGTAGGAAGCTATAGCTGATCTGAAAATCGGTCGTCGCCACGAAATCCGGCGCGCCGTCGGTCACGAACACCACAAACAGCGATGTCCCGGTCGTGGCATACACCTGACGCCCCAGGTTCGAGAGATTGGCCACAGCCTTGCTGTTAATGGTCACATAGTCCGATGCAATGATCGGCACGCGCGCAACGAGTTTCAGGTCGTCAGTTGAGAACACGAACGCCGCGTTATCGGTCGTTGTCGCCGCCGCCGGACTGGCATTGAAGAACAGGAGGTTGCCGGTCGGCTTTTGGTTTGATCGATCGACGATCTGGATGCTTTGCAAAATGCTCTCTTTGCCCGACGCGCGAAAGGCACTCGCAATCGTGATAATGGTTCCGACCGTATCCCCCGCCGCGTACACCGCCGTATCAACGGTGTGGGTTGGCGTGACGGTGATCGATGAGCCGCCGACCTCGCCCAGATGGTTCTCACCGGCCGCGATGCTCGTCACATCCACATCGCCAATATCCACGCCAGAGTTCGCCGCGAGCTTGCCGATCGCGTTCGTGCCGGCCGGGAGCGCCTGACTGAGCCGCGCCCACAGCGCGCCGTCCGAGCCGACGATCAGTGGAATATAGTCCGCGTCTGTCCCGGCCAGCGCGGCCGCCGTATCCTTGCGCACCGCCAGGAGCATCACGCCGGCGTCGCCTGACGAATGCGCGGCGTCCTCAGCTTTGCCGAGATTTGTTGCGCCGGTGCCGGGGATGACAGCATCGACGTTATGATGCGGCGTATGGACGCCGGCGGTGTCGGTCGTTTTGAGGGTCTGCGTCGCCGCCGCAGCATCCTTGACATCGATATTATTTGCCATGTCTTACAGTCCTGCCGTCACGATATGGCCGCTGTTCTCGGCCTGCGAAAAATCAAGCTGGGTGCCGTCGCCACCGCTCGGGGGGGTGCCGGGCACGAAGGTGCTAGAGCTCAGCACGAGCAGTGCTAGCGCAAACTGGCGGATACGTCGTTTCATTAGCTCAGCCTCAACCAGCAAACCTTTTCGCCGTTCACGTCCGCGTCGAAGGCGAGGAGCGAAAGGTTGGCAACGTCAATCGGCACCGCTTCACCAGGGTTAAGCGGGTAGCCGGTGCTGCTCGACACGACGCCGCTGCCGACGTTGCCAACCCACACTGTATCGGTGTTGTTGGGGTGCGCTTTGATGGCGAACGCCTGGCCCGGCACATCCGGGCCAGGCACTTCAGTGCCGGCGGTGGTTACGGTGATCTGCCCGCTGCGGGCATAGCTGACGGTCATTGCGACTCCTTGGGGGGTTGGGGGTTGGGGGTGCTGCTACCCGGCAGCAGCTGCGGTTCAGGCGGATTCTTGGACCTGTCCAGGTCCACTTCGGCCTGCTCGATGGCGATCTGCGTCAGCTTGTCGAGCGGCAGCACCGGGCGCTCTTTGTCGAGCGAGAGCGCCTCATCGTCGAGCGCGGCCAGGTCGGAGAGGCCCATCGTTTTCGCTGCCCGGCCGCAGAGTCGGAGCGCGTCGCACAGGCCGTGGTCGTAGTTCGGCCGCACGCGCTTGATTTTGAGGACCAGCTCCATCAGCTGAATTTCGAGCGTGGCCGTCGCGATCTGGGTCTTGTCTTTGAGCTCGGCGAATGCCAGCTCGGGCAAGCCGTCCTGGATCTCGTCGCGGATAGTGGTGATGAATGCCAGCACGCCTGGGATGTCGATGCCGGCAACCATGGCCTTGGCGTCGCCGCCCTGCGGGATAAACCAGATGTTATCTCCGCTTTTGACCATATCACTGGGCTCGGCGCCGATGATCGCCCACTGCGCCTCGGCGTGCTTGCGGATAATATCGGCCAGGTAGCTGGCCAGCTCGTTGACCTCGTCGAGCAGCGGGATCGCCTTCTGGTAGGTGCATTCGCCAAGCGTCTCGCCAGTGTGGACGTGCCGCACCTCGACCACCGGCACGGCCTGCTGCGCATTGGGGTAGGCGTGCTCGCGGCCGTCGAAGCCGTAGGGCTCGCCGTTCTTGAAGGTCCTGATCAGCTCGGGCGTGATCGCCTCGGCGTACTCGTACTCTTCACCCGTCGCGTCGTCGCACTTGGTTTCGACAATCAGCGCCAGCTGCGGGACCTTGGAATACATCCCACTGCGCACGAGCATGAAGGTCGTCGGGTCGAGCACCGCGATGGTCACGCGCCCCTCTTCGCGATCGTCAATCACCTTGAGGCCGCTGACGCCGTACACACTGCCGTAATGGACATACAGCACGCCGTCGCGGTCCCAGTCGCTCCAGTCGAGCACTTGCTTGGTCGCCGTCTCCCACGCCTTGGGTGCGTCCTCGGCAAACGCCCAGCCGCCGGGGACAATCCCGGCGTCGACATCCACCGCGCGCGCGAGCATCAAAAACAGCGCCTTGGTGCCGCGGTAGAGGCGCGGGCCGATCATCGGGGAGAGCTTGCCCAGCGCCATGAAGCGCTCGCGCACGTTCTTGTAAATCGTGCCGTCATAATATGCCCTGCGATGCGCAAGGTTGAGTTGCCGATCGTCCCACGCCGCTTTATATGCCCTGAACTCTTCTGTTTCGAAGATCGACTCGCTCATTCTTTTAATGCTCGCCAGTTCTTATGATGCGGTCGTTCGCCGCGCCAGACCGCGCTTAGGAGTCCTTGGCGCAGCCCGTGTTCACGACAGAAGGCGCTTACGTTTGTGATGTTGCGGTGTTCCGTGCCATCGGGCGCGATGAATGCGTAGGTGCGCGGCTGCATATCCTGTCGTGCGTGTGCGAGTCGCGCCTGGATAGTCGCCGGATCGTCGTCATAGAGCACCCATCCGTGGCAGTGTGTTGCGCGCCCGCGTAGCACCTTGTGCATGTTGTCGTTCAGGCCGTGCGCTGCGCAGAATGCCTGAAGATTGGTTATATCGCGGTAGATCGTGCCATCGGGAGCGACGAAACCAGGATAGGTTTTCGCCATTCGCTCGGAAACCCGCTTGCGATTCGCCGGATCGGCGTGCCAATCCTTTGATTGTGCTGCGAATTGCTGCCGCAATTCGGGAGACCGCGCCCAGCGCCGCTTTTGTGCCTCGCTGATGCGCCGTTTCCATTCGGCGGTGCGCTCAACGCCTGCGTTCGTACCGGCGACTTCAGCGAGGTTGTAGCAATCGCGCTCAGCCCTGAAGCGGTCAATCCAATACTGCTCACGTTCCAGAAGGAGATCGCGATCTGGAACAGCTTCAAGTGCCTTGAAGATAAAAGCATCTTCGCCGTACTTCTTCCATGCGCGCTGGAGTCGCTCATTCGGGTGCGTCTCGTTGCGAAGATCGACCTTGTGGCGATAGAACCGCCGCGCCATTGCCTGCCCAGAACTGCCGATATAGACCGCGCCAGTGATCACGTTTTCAATGATGTAGATACCGGCGTCTTTTGTTGTGCGTATCATCGGTTCACCCCTTTGCTATGCGGTATTTCTACCTTTATTATAGCAAAGAAATAGGCTTTCCGGTGTTACAATCTTGTCAGCTAGTAGGCTTTACTATGGCTTATAGCCTTGCGATGCGCAAGCTCCAGCTGGCGCTGACTCCAGGCGCTGGCGTAGACTTTGAACTCTTCGGTTTGGAAGATCGAGTCAGTCGCCATTCAGCAGGGCCTCTATTTCGGCATCGGAGCGCGCGGGGCGGGGTAGAGCCATCGGGAGCGGGGTCTTGCCGTGCAGATCGACCTTTGCACTGGCGAGCTTGGGTCGCCAGACGGCCATCATGCCGTAGCGGCAATCGTCGTAGGGGTCGTCGCCGCCGTTGCCGTCCTCGTCCATATCCCACTTGAGCACGTCCTCGGGGTTGTGGGGGTCGTGCTGCAGCGCGGGTAGGCAGTCGAGGAGCCGCACACAGGTTTCGCTGATGTACCACTGCGGCCGGATCGGCTTTGGCGCGTCCACGTCGCCAAGGAGGCGGAGGATCTCGCCGGCGCCATTGATGCGGTCGGTGTTGGCCGGCTTGAGCTTAATGCCGTAGGCTTTGTAGTCGGCCGCAATGGTGCCGCCGTTCTGCTTCTTCACAAAAACATCCGAGCCGGCGACAAAGGAGCGGAGGCGACTTATCGGGATGTTCCAGCGCCCCAGCATCTGCATAATGGCTTCCGCGTGCCGCTCGACCAGCCAGCCGCGCTGGACATGCTCGGCGATCGTGTAGCGCGTCCCATCCCCATCCTTCGTGTGCAGATGGACGCTCGTGTAGTGCGTCCATCCGTAGTCGAGCGATGCCCAGACCATCCAGTCCTTGGGGATCGTCTTCCACGGGAGCGCAATGCCATGCACATCGCGCCGGAAGGTGGTAAAGAATTGGCCGGCCGCGATGTCCCAGTCACCATAGCGCCAGGCCCGCAGCATCCAGCCGGTGAGGGTTTCGAGCTGCTCGCGGTACTCTGGGTTGACAAAGGCGTTGTCGTCGACCGTGGCCGGCACGTAGCGCGTGCGGCCTCTCTGCCGCGCGAGTGGCGTGATCTGCGCGCCGCGTCTGTGCGGATCGACAATCGCTGCTTTGTACCAGGCGTGGCCCAGGCCGCCGGGGTTGGTGGTCGAGTAGCAGCGCGGCCGCCAGTTTGGCTTACTCGTGCGCAGACAGGTCAGAATGGCCTTGCGCTTACTGGCGCTGAGAGTCGTCGCCTCTTCGATCAGGATGACGTCGTATTCGAGGCCCAGATAGGCGTCGATGTCCGACTCTTTTTGAAAGTGGCCCAGCAGCATGCGGCTGCCGTTCGGAAAGTAGACCGTCTGCTCGCTCAGCACCCAGCGGTAGGCCAGTCCCCCCAGCACGCGCGAGAGCAAGTCTGTCACGCCTTCGCGGAGCGCCTTGCCGACTTTGCGCAGCACCAGGACCTTGAGGCCCGGGTAGCGCTGGCAATCATCGGCCCCGACCTGGGCTATTCCCCAATGGGACTTCCCGCCACCGCGAGCCCCGCCATAACCCACCTCGACGGGGCCACCGGGAAGGTCACACAATCGAGCAGCAGCCGATGCCTCAAGCTGTCGCGGCTGGAGCACGACGCCCCCTCGCAGGAAGTTGCCGATCTGATCGGGCGGGCAGCTGGCGTGCTTTGCGGCCGTGATGTAGGCATCAAGCGGACTCGTCATTCTTGCCGTAGATCTTCGCCACACTGGCCAGGAAACCGGCCAGCGCGCCATCCTCGGGGGTGTCGATCGTCGCGTCGATCGCTTGCGTCGGCGTGCCGAGAATGCGATTGATCAGATACTGGCCTGCCTGCCGATCGGCGTCCGCGATGCTCGATTTGCGCTTGGTCAGGACGAGCTGATCAGCAGGCAGCTCGGGGTAGGCGCGACAGGCCGATTCGCCGCTGCCGACATAGATCAGGCCGGCTGGGAGCCACTCCTCCTCCACGCGCTCGTAGCCGCCAATAGCGAGGCGGAATTGCGCGTCGAGCAGCTCGGGCAGCCGATCGGCGATCTGGTCTTCCGCTGCTGCTATCTGGCCAGCGTACTTCTCGGCTTTGCGCGGCCGCCCGGCCGGGTTGCCCGATTGTCCTTTGGGCCACTGGGGCATGGAAATTCTCTGTTTGAATCAGGCGATCAGGCGATCAGTCGAGCGACGCCGCTACTACCAGGAGCACGATCGCGAGCAGGAACAGGTAATCAACCCAGGTCATACGCGATCACCCCGCGCTAGAAGCCTTGCACAGGCCAGCGATCAGCAGGCTGCTACCCAGTAGCCAGAACGCCGCTGCTACAAGCGCGCACGCCATGGCACTTCTCCGCACCAGCGACAGACGATCGACCAGCCGCCCAGCACACGCCGCGCGGCGCTGGCCAGGTGGCAGGTGCCGCACTCGGGGCAGTAGATGACTTTGGATCCGCGCCTCACGATCTCACACGCTCGTTGTGGACGCGCTGGAGATCGAGCACGATGTGCCGCAGCTCAATGACCTGGCGGCGGAGTGCGGAGAGTTCGGAGTCGTGATCGGCGATGCGCGCTTCGAGCACGCCTAGGGCGTCGCGTGATGCCGTCACAGCGTCACATTTGCAGCACCGCGCTCCAAGCTCGTACATCGTGAAATGGATGGGGCACTGTTGAAATGAGCGCGACGGCTCGCCGAGCACCCATACCTCTGTGCCGCTCACGCCAGCACCGTGGGGTTGCTCGCGCGACCGCAGCGCGCCTCCGGCTGCTGCATGCGCCGCCAGCGACCTGCTGACATGTAGGGCGGCCGCGCGGGCGCTGCCTTTCGTGCTTGCCAGGGCCACACCACGCGGGCCAGCTTGCGCGATCCTAGGAGATCGCACGCCATCGCCGCGTAGGCGCGGTAGGCGAGGTACTGGCGCGGGTGAAGCAGCTCACGCGCCGGAATGGTGCGCACGATCTGGCGAAAGCGCGTGAGGCGCAGCGCCTGAAGATGGCGCGCGAAAGTATGCTTGGCCTTTTGGCCGCGTTCGTTCAAAGCCATACTCCTAGTGTTTCGCTGATGAAGCCCAGATCGGCCTGCTCGTGCTCAACCTTGGCCATATGAATCCAGCCGTGCTGTTCCGCATCGACGAACACGATCGTGCCGCTTTTCAGCGTGCCGGCGATCTTCCAATTGGTGCCCGGGCCTTGCCTGACATTCGCCTTGCCCGCGCAGGTCAGCTTGAAGCGCCGTAGGCCTGCGGGCGTGGGCGTGGCAACAACCTTCGGTTCCAGGTGGCTGCGGTAGTCAATGAGATGCGCCATGAGTGGCTGACCAGGGCAGAGGGTCGCGTGTTTCCACTCCAAATGTCCTAAGACTCGGTTCAGTGGAATGCCGTAGCGCGCGCGCAGCGCCTCACTCACGCGAATGGCGCTGATCATCTGCGCTTGTGTGGACTGCTGGCCTTCTCCGATCGGGAAGTGCAGCGCCAGGCCCGAGCTGTTGCCGTCCTGGTGCGCGCAGTGCCAGAGGATTTCGGCCATGTCGGCGGTCTGGTAGACGCGGCCGTCACTGGCCACCACCAGGTGGTACATCAGGTGCGGCGCGCCGTCTACAGTGCCGCCCCAACCCGGTCGCATCTGCCAGGCCGCGTCGCCAGCGAGCTGCCTGATGAGGCCTGCGCCATACTGGCGATCGGGCGCGACGGGTGGACCGTTGTAATGCCAGGTGAGCGAGGTGGTGGACTGCCGCTGGCCAATCGACCACGGATAGCGCGGCAGCAGGCCGCGAATGTCGATACTGTCAAAGCCGAGCATCACAGCCCCATCGTAAGTAATTGCCAGAGCAGCAGCAGGCCCACTAAAAAGAGCAGGCCGGCCGCTGCCAGAAGCGCGCGATCGACAAGCACCGGCGAAGGAAATACCGGGCGCTCGGATCGGGACGCGCTTACGGAAGATGGCGGCAGCAGCAGCGCGCGGGCGAGGTGCTCGCTCATAGCTTCACCGCCAAGATGATGACGATCGCCAGC